AGATGGGTCGTGAGGTTATCGCAGATCGTGGGATCTGGATGGCGAAGAAACGATACATCCTAAACGTCCACAACAACGAAGGTGTCCAGTACACAGAACCTAAACTCAAGATGATGGGTATCGAGGCAATCAAGTCTTCCACTCCGCAGGTCGTCCGCGATAAGTTTAAGGAAATCTTCCGCGTCATTGTGGAAGGTACTGAGACTGACACTCAAGGGTATATTCGTGACTTCCGATCCCACTTCAAGACTCTGCCTCCCGAAGATGTGTCTTTCCCTCGTGGTGTTTCCAACCTTGATAAGTGGATCGACCGTGAACATGTTTTTAAGAAATCATGCCCGATTCACGTGCGTGGCGCGTTGACCTATAACAACGCGATCAAACAGAACGATCTCACCACACGTTATGAAAACGTGACGACCGGAACCAAGATCAAGTTCTGTTACCTCAAACTGCCTAACCGATTGGGACAGAACGTCGTATCGTTCCCTCTCAATCTACCCCCTGAACTCGGTCTACACAAGTTCGTAGACTATGACATGATGTTCGACAAGACCTTCCTTGACCCACTGGAACCGATCCTTGATGCGGTCGGGTGGAAGGCAGAACCAGCCGCAACCCTTGAGGACTTTTTTGGATGATTACTGATTTCTGTGTAATATGTGGTACGAAGGATGATCTTCACGTCCACCATATTGTTTGTAAAAAAAGTGTACTGAAACCTGTATCTGGCGATTATGATGACCCTACAAATCTGATAACTCTTTGTGTCGAACATCATGGGTGGATACATGGTTTGAAACCTAATAGATTCAATAACCACCATAATCTAATAAGAAATGGTATAGAGAGAGCAAAAAAGGAAGGAAAATATAAAGGACGCGCACCAACTGCGAGAAAGTTGGGTAACCGCATTCAAGAACTGCATCTCGGAGGAATGAAACCCTCTGCAATTGCAAAGGAACTCAATATCGGAGTTGCGTCGGTTTATCGATATAGAACCTAAAAATAGGAATATTACCATAAAAAAGTTTTAAAAAAGTGTTGACTTTCTCTCATCCTTTGGTATAATGGGTACATAAAGTGATGAGAGATGATTATGACTTACGAAGAAAAGATTGCAATGTACGATGAGAAGCTGAAGTACGAAGTGTGCCCGATGCGCATTCGTCAACTTGAGGGTCGAAAGTACACTTTGATGTTCGAAGAAGTTGAACGCCGCCTCAACGAGTTTGTTGGTCCTAAGATGGAGATCCCACTGCAATGAATGTAACAAAGTCACAGATAGAACAATATGGTAAAGTGTTTAAGGATAGGTCGAATTCTTTCGATGATTGTGGAGACTTAGACCTCTTCATTCATCGTCATTTAAGAAACAACTCCTACTTCAGAGAATATATCACTTCCATTGTGGGAGAAATGTCCTTGACTGTCGGTCGTCATGTAGATGGTCAAATGGGTGTTGATTTGTCATTATTTAACCATGATACCGGAGAGCGCGTTCTCGATATTGATCTTGAACGATGGAATGCGTGGGGCACTGAGTGGCCAACTAACTATCGTTGGATACACGTCTTGGGTAGAAAGACAAAGTATGTTGAGTCCAATGTCCCTTTTTTATTCTGTCCCATGAGTCAAAATCGGGATCGTTTTTTAGTTGTTGATACCAAAGTGATCAAAAAGTATCCAGTTAAGAACAAGTATTTTGTCGGTAAAGGTCATAGTGATAATGTTCGAGAAGTACCAATGACTCAGGGATACATCTTTGGGTCGTATACTCTGAGAGAAAAGTCGCTTTTTAAGACTTGGACAGAGACAGTAAATCTCTTCTCTATAATGTGACTTATTACCTAAAAAAAGTCACGTTTAAGTGTTGACTTTCTCTCATACTTTGGTATAATGGTTACATAAAGTCATGAGAGAGGTTGTTATGGGATACAGAATTTTGAACATTTCAGATGAAACCCGCGAGAAGTATCAAGAGCGTGTGGGTCTGGAAGGTCCATTTTTCTATGACGGTGATAGAGTCTTATATTATGATGCACGTGAAGGTGCCTATCTCGATCCCACTACCGACATGTACTTAACCTATGATGAATATCAGGAGTTTGTGTAATGAGTAATTCAATTATTGTTGTTATCGCCACTCAGTTTCGTGAGAACTACGGTGCCCACGATTGGGACGGTGAGGGTTACTGCCCTCAACACTGGAAGTCTAAGGGTGGCGACACCTACTTCATTAACGCGTCGGCGGATGATATCGCCAACACTCAGTGGTGGGTCGACGTTGAGCGTTCTATCGAGCACTCATCTGCATACTCTGAGGAGTACATCATCTCTGAGTCGGTCGTCGATCTTATCGACTTCCGTGAGGAAGACCACATCGAGTTCTGGGAGTCCGCGATCTACGCGTCGGTAGACTTCGGTCAGTTGTACTGCGAGAAGAAGGCACTCAACTTCGAGAACGAGGTTGTCGGTGTCCGTCGATGGGAACAGGACTCTATGGGTAAGGACGCATGTTCTCTCACGGACCTTGATGAACCTGTGCGCGAGGAATGGCGCGTCAAGAAAGAGATGGGTATGTATGGTGTCGAAGAACAGTTCGATGAAATAGAGTCTTTACTGGGAGCCGCATAATCTTCTTGACACCAGCGGCTATATACTGTATACTAGTCGAAAATAGTAAAGGTATATTATGAATTACTCCCCATACACATTACAGGATGTCTATGACGCGGCATCCCAGAAAAAGTTCAACGTCATCTCCACCTTCGCCGGTGGGGGTGGTTCGTCTACAGGTTATCGCCTTGCGGGAGGAGACATCCTCGCTATCAATGAGTTTGTTGAAGAGGCACGAAACACCTATCAGGATAACTACCCAACAACACCCATTGTACCGGACGATATTAAAGAGTTAACCGGACAAACCTTCCTTGATCTTACAGGTCTCAAAAAAGGTGAACTGGATATCTTAGATGGATCACCGCCCTGTTCCGCATTCTCTGTTGCGGGTAAACTGTCACATTCATCTGACGGTAAACACTCAGATGGTTGGGGCCAGACCAAGACCTATTCGGACGGCAAGGTTGTCGAGAATATCGAAGATCTGTTCTTTGAGTTCTTGCGTGTCGCGAACGACATTCAACCCAAGGTTATCGTCGCAGAGAATGTGAAAGGTCTCACTGTCGGTGAGGCGAAAGAGTATTACAATCGTATCCTGAATGAGTTTGAGAACATCGGGTACGAGGTCGTATCTGAAGTTATGGATTCACGCTACTACGGAGTATCGCAAACACGTACACGTGTGATCTTTATTGCAGTACGCAACGACGTTGCGGAAGAGGTGGGTCTTAATTTTTTGACAATGAACCACTTATTTCCTGCTCCATCGCGTGAGGTCATCCCGTTAAAGAACGCTCTAGTCAATCTGGAGTACGATGAAGATGAGGTAAAGGAACTAACAGAAAAGTTTGAAAGAACCGCATACTGGAAACAAACGGGATCTCAGATGCCCACATATCCAGACAAAGTACTGACGGGTATGGACTATCATCCGAAGGGTCATCACTTCAATTTAAAACGTGTATCACTTGAGGTGCCTGCACCAACACTGACCGCGATGGGTAATGGTAACTCGACTGCGGGTGCATTCCATTGGGCAGAACCAAGGAAGTTGACACTCGGCGAATTAAAGCGTATAATGTCTCTACCAGATGATTTTAAACTTACGGGTAAGTGGAACCAGAAGGCAGAACGCATCGGACGCATGGTGCCTCCGTTGATGATGAAGTCGGTGGCAGAATCCGTATATGAGAACGTGTTGAAGGTATACAATGAAAGATAGAGAGAGTTATAACAAACCAGACTTTAGTTTTGCCCACCGTGAGGAAGGATTCGATAATCACATCGAAAACTCGATTCGTGGTTACAGTAATCTACATCATGATGTCATAAAGTTATCCGAATACTTCGTCGAGGATCTAACCGACGTTGTCGACATCGGTTGTTCGACGGGTAAGACTATCTACGAAATGATGAAACAGAACAATCGATTCGCACCTCTAGCACATTACTCTGGTATTGAGTACGCATCCGGATTTGTTGATGATATGAATGCTCGTCACAAGCAGATTGATAATGAGGGTCTGGGTGATGTAGACTTTCATAACATGGACGTGCGTAACGCATCATTTGCAAACTGTTCTCTTATCACTTCTCTGTTCACTTTACAGTTCATGCCCCCTCATTCACGACGTGACTTGATGAAGAAAATATATCACGGTCTGAACACAGGTGGCGCTTTCATATTTGCAGAGAAGACTATGGCGAGAGATGCTCGTCTTCAGGAAATCATGACGTTTCAATTCTATGACCATAAGTCTAAGAACTTTGAGGCGGAAGACTTGTTATCAAAAGAACGGGAACTCCGCTCAATGATGAAATGTTGTACTTGGAGGGAATTGCACTCACTTTGCATGACCGCAGGGTTTGACTCTACGAAGATCCAACCATTCTGGCAGAACCATCTATTTGTCGGTGCAATCGCCATCAAATAAATGTGACTAATTACCAAAAATAAGTCACGATTAGCTGTTGACAATTCCGTCAGATTTAGTATAATGGTTACATAAATTGATGAGAGAGAAATTGATATGACCATTCCAAACATCCGATTAGTAGAAAGTCAGTATTGCGCTCCAGAATATGATGGTTGTGAAATCATCGCTGCCGGTTGGGTCTCTATTGATGATATCCACCGTGGTCCTAACTGGGCTCGTGCCGGTGATTATGACGAAGAGAAAGTTAACGAATTCCGAGAGATGATTGAGACTGGGTACTACATGCCCTATGCTCATGAAGCCCCTGTCACTGAGTACGTCAATGGAAAGTTTGTCCTTTCTATGGGGAACCATCGGCATCAAGGTCACCTTCGAGCCAACCAAGAAGAGATGTTTGTTTGCGTCGTGAACTGGAGAGACGAAGAGTCTAAACAGGTTGCAATGTCATGTGAGAACGGTAACATTTCTCCTCGTTACACTAAGAACTACCGAACTGTTGCTGACATTGTTCAGAGTGCTTCTAAGATCTTGAACATTCGAATGGTTAACGGTACGATCTCTAAGATCAACGAAGAATCGATTGACGATGTCCTCAAGACGTTGAAAGTCACTCAGAAGGAAGGTCTCGTTGAGGTACACTCATCTCTGATGGCAGATCATCACGTGCGACAAGGCGTTAAGAAGTATTCTCAAGATTGCATTGAAGATTATGTATCTAGTAACTCAGATCTCTTCGGAGACTCTCTAGTGGTTCCTCAATTGTTCCGTGACAAGGCCAGTAAGGCAGGTTATCGTGCGTTAGTTAACATGTCTCTGTCGTGTCTCGATTTGATAGAGTCTGGTCAAGACCTTCCAGAGGTCTTGAGGGTCGCCGGAGCTTTCACTAATGTTACTGAGAAGAATCTTACTTCTGCCCGTGCCGCTGCGCGTGAAGATCTAGTTCGTCAACATCGAGTTCTTCAACGATTAGGTACTTTCTTGACTTCTGAACAGTTTGTAGTTCCTGAACTCCACGAAGTTCCTCAGTTACATGGTGTTGAGCTTGACGATACTGTTGTTGCATAATGTGAATATTTACACTTGACTTTTTCTCAAATAGAGTTATAATGAAAGTGTAAATTGAGTTGAGGGATTGAATATGATGACAAAACGAGATCGAACATTCTATACTGTATTTTGTGCCATGCGAGGCCTCTACGAAGATTGGAAAGACGATAGTCAGATGATATGTCGTCGAACCATCACTCGTTTTTTCTACGAGGGAGTGGCCAACATATCTACCGGATACGTGTCTGTCGCTGCCAAGAATGCGAAGTCAGGCGAGAGAACTCAAGATC